CAACAGCAGGAATTTCGTGCTTGTGGAAGGCAAGAACGACTGGATTGGCATTGAAGTTTGTGAGGTTCGCTCCGCTCATGAGCATTGAGTCGTTAGCGCGGTCGGGCTGTTCCGTTGAGATACGCACTCGAAGCACTCCACCGACGTTGCCGTCAGCAACCTTGATGACTTTAACCGTGCTTGGTCGAGCTGACTTGATAAACGGCTGACCGTTCAACGTGCTAACGTAGTTCGGAGAGTTTTTATATCGAAGGACGATGTCGTTCATGTCATCTAAAAAAAAAAGCGACACTCTTTTTAGGGTGTCGCCTGTGCCGGAATTGCGGCTGTGGTCGATGCAAGGTGCTTGTTTCGGTTGTAAGACTCTAACGCAAGTCGAACGGCTCTGAGCGCGTTGATGTCCTTCTCGTCGAACACCATTTGACGAATCTTGTTGCGTTCTTTTCGTTCGTCAATCTCTCTGCTTGTCGCCTTGTCGTATCGTGACATAACAAAATTACATTTTTTCTGAATTGTGCAAGTTTTTTTTTAAGCAGCAAACGCGCGAATGTTGACGTATGCCTTGAGTGACATGACGTGTTTGCTTGCACGCGCGACTGGACGTAGCACGCATTGACAGTTGATGTTCTCCTCGGCGAGACCACCTGTACCCGGTGACTTCATTTTGTCCGCGCCTACTCTGAAGTACCCCGCTGAGTCAGGTTTACTTCCATCTGCTTTTCTATGAGTGACGCGCGTTGTACCTGCTCGTTGCGATAGCCAAGCGGGTTGAATGTTGACTGCATCCCACGCGCTTCGTTGAGCACTTCCGTTCGTTGCGGTCGATGTTGTTCTTGCGATTGCTTTTGCCCGTCCGTCTGAGTAGCCGGAGAACTTTTCTTTGATTGCATCAGTTACCTCGTCAATGTTGTTATCCTTCATGCGCACAAGCAGACGATTGAGCTCTGAGTGAATCGTCTGCACTGGCTCTTTTATTTTCGATGCCGAATCGCGTATAATCGTTTCAAGTCGACGATCAAACTCCGACTCTATTCCGTCCCAATTTTCTCCGACTTCTTGTAGCGATTCGATGAGTGTTGAGCTGACGAGCTCACGAATGGCAGGTGTTGCGTCGTCGAAAAATCTATCCATGAACTCGTCAACGTCAAACAAATCAAAATCATCATTGACTTCCGATTTGTTTTTCCTCGGTCGACCTGCTGCGGTGTAATACTTTCCGCTCGCCTTTTTGAAATTACGCAACACTTCGGCTTCAAGATCAGCGAGCGATCCTACAACTGCTCGACGAATGCCTTCCATCTTTGCAGACTGTTTTTTAATTGCCTTGTTCCAATAGGCATCTGCAAACGCCTTGTCATTAAACGGGTCGTCGGAGTCATCGTTAGAATTGTCTTTTTTTTTTAAGCTCGCTCCACTCCCTACGGGCGTTGGTTGTTCCGCTTGAGATGGTGCAGGAGCTTCGGTAGGAACAGCATCGGCATTTGCCCCCGCACCCCCCTGCATTACTTGTGTGAGTGGCATATATGCCGCAGGGATCAGCAGGGAGTCGCCGTCTGGAACGGGCTCGGCTCCGACAGCTTTTCGTTCTTCGTTTGGAATAAAGCCGAGCGCAACCTTCGCGCGTAGCTCGTACTCTTTGTCTCGCTGAAGTTCGACTTCATGCTTGATAACGATATTGTCGATGTAGCGTGAAAAGTAGTGCGTCTCTGCGTCGGCGTGAATGTCGCAGAGAGGTTGAATTGTTCCTGTGAGGAAGTCGTTCGAGTGCTGTATGGAACTCGCATAACTGTCGTTGCTCATTTGCACAATTGCCTTCGGCACGCCTATGACGTCGCAGATTTCATCGACAACATTTTGTCCGGCGTTCTGTGCAATGATTTGTTCTGCCGTCTTGCTGCTCATACCTTGAATTGGTGTCAGGTCTAAACCTTCAGGCATGAATCCTGCTACCTTGTGGTTCGGCAACACCTCGTTCCAGTCGTTACGAATTGTCGCCTTGATTTCCGGCGCGGGCATGTGAGCTCCTCCTTTGAGCGTGAACACAATCGGCGGGAGTGCATCTGCCTTGAAGTAACGAGACAAGAACGCCTTCAGCTCCGCGTTGATACTGAGGGAGTCGAACAGCGACGCGAGTCGCGGATAACCCTTCAGCATTGTTTGTTGCGTAGAGATGTTTATGAATCTCTTGTGCAACATTTCGTGCGGCTGAATAATGATGTAACCCTTCGCTTGTGTGTAGTAACCATACGTGCGAACAAGCGTGTCGGGGTCTTGGTCAATGTAAATGCGGTTCGGGTCCAACACCCAGTATTGATACGGTCGGTCTTGTCCGAAGTGCGGAAGGTAACAGTAAGCAGAGCCGTAATACTCCAACGATTGCGTCTCTGCGATACGCGTCTGCATCGGAGAGTAAAATTTATTCGGACGCTTGTAGAGCTGCGGTAACCAGTGCGTGACTTCGAGAGGTGTGAGCTCGTCTTGATTTATCTCAACAAAGAATTGCGGCACAACCTTTGCGCGGCGTTGTTCTTTTATTTCAAGGCAGCGAAAGGCGTAGCCAACAAGAGCTGCTGCGGTGTTACTGACGTATGTTGTGCCGGAAGTTCGACCGTATCCACCCATGCCTGATACGGAAGTTGCCGTCGCTGCTTGTTGCTGCGTCGGTTGCGGAGATGATGTTAACTTTTGCGCACGCTCAGGAATAAATGACGCAATGCGACCAAGTAGAGTTTGTTTTGCCATGTCACCACTTCTCGAATGAGACCTCACGAATAGATTTCATTTTCACAGTCGCGTAGCGAGCTGCGTCAATGCAATGGTTAAACTTATCCTCTGGCTCATTGATGTAGACACCATCGCGAGTTCGTCGCCATGCGTAACTGTCTAACTCGTTGATTAGGTGGACGCTTCGCTTCGTTACAAATATAGGTTGTTCCATCATCAAGTTCAAACCATGCTTGATTGAGTCGGCACCCTTCGTCGCTCCTTCGATTGTGTACCCTTCACGGTGAATGTCGCTGATCGTTTTCGGCTCTGCCGAGTCTCCGATGATCCAGTCATACTTCGACACGCCGAGCAATTCCATTTGTGCGACGATGTCGCGGTTCGTCAGCCCTGTCGAGTACAACATCTCGTCAAGGTAGAGAGCTCCGTTGTGCATACCGACGCGAATCATGGTAGTAGGATCAACCGTAAAACCATAATCCTGTCCGAACACCACGTTCTTTGCTCCTGCCGGAAACTCGTCGCACAACGAATAGTTTTTGAAGATCAGTCCTTCGATCTTGCCAGTCAGTCCGAGTCCGTACACGCGCCAACGAGCAGGGTTCGTTGTCTTGTAGCTTAGAAGTTTTTCGCGAATACTTTCGTCACAGTATTGATTGTCCATGAATGTTGAACGGTACACCTCAACACCTTTTGCTCCGAACAGTTTTTCGTGAGCCCAAAATCGAGTCGTCGGATTGTAGTCAATAAAGATTTGCTTCGTCGTTCGGATGTCGAGCTCTTCAAAGATTGTATAGTCGACACCATTCGCTTCATTGATAAACAAGTAGTCACGCTTACCGTTCTTTGCGTCCTGCGCGTTGCTATACGTCGGAAACTCAATGATGCTGCCGGAATAGAAGCGCACAACATACTCGCTGCGGTTGTACTCTCGCACTTGCGCCTTGAGCATTGGATGACTGTTCAGGATGTTGTCGAAGTCGCGAATTGCACCGCGCTTCAGGTTCGGAAGGTCTTGTCCTGTGATGGTGATGACGCGACGCTTCTCTACCATCGCCTTCAGCAAAAGTACCTGAAGTATACTCCACGTTTTAGAACTCGACGACCCGCCTTGGTTGACTACTGTTCTCGCTTTCGTCTTGTAGTTCGTACGAAACACGCGAGTTGTGTTCAACTTCAATTGCAAGGGTTGCTGGCTTGATTGTATCTCCATCGTCTATCACAATATGAATCATTGACCCTGCAAACTCATGTCGCTGTTCAACAGGTGCGTATGCTCCGCTAACCTTAAACACTTCACGCATTGCTTGAATGTCGCCTTGTAATGCCTTACCGACAAGCACCTTCATAAGTGCTTGCCGGAGGTCGACACCATTCTTCTGCATCTCTTTGGCAATCAAATCTTCTAACGCTTGCCACCAGTCTTCGTTCGATGGTCGACCACGACCACGCACTGCTGAACTCTGCTCCGGCGTTAGTGCTATTGCTTCGTCGTCATTCATGGCTTGATAAGAATTCGTTACGCGGCTCTGCGTTCAAAAATACACCACGCAGGGCTGTAGTGCGCGTCTCTGCTCCGTGCTGACGAACACCGCGCATTGTCATACAAAAATGCTCTGCTGTGATAATGACTCCGACACCGCGCGGTTGCAGTTTTTCCATGAAGTAGTCAGCGACTTGGTTCGTAATGCGTTCTTGATTTTGGAATTGCTGCGCAAAGTGTTGCAGCACGCGAGCAAACTTTGACAAGCCGATGATACGTTTGTCCGGCAGATAGGCGATTGTCGCTGTGCCAAAGAACGGCAACAAGTGATGTTCGCACAACGAGTAGAATTTTATTCCACGCTGCACGATCATTTCGTTGTACCCTTCGTTGTCGAATGTCGTCATGTTGAACTCGCGCACGCGCATAAACTCTTGCATGAATCGCGCGTAGCGACGCGGCGTGTCTTGCAGTCCTTCGCGTGCCGGATCATCGAAACATTTAATGATGTCCGTTACAGCACGTTCCAAAGTTTGTGTTGCTGAACCGAAAGTCTCCACGTTGGATTTTGTTTGCATAGCTCGATACAATGAGTGAGGTTGTCTCGGTTGATAGTGAAGCCGTCCGAGTGCGGCGACAAGCAATAGTAATCAGCTTCGATGGATGGCTCAGGTATTGCTTGTCCTGCATGACGAACATACCGCAGCTCGCTAACGTGAGTAAAGTTTTTTGCAATGACGTGCTCTGCTACCTTCGGCGACACCACGACGTAATCAAGATTTTTCGGCACAGGCAAGAGTCCGCTTGTCTCGATGCACTGATAGTAGCCCTGCTCCTTAAACCACTCGACGATCTCCCACGTGAGTTGTGATGCGGGTTCACCGCCTGTCCAAATTATGTTCGCGCACTGCTTCGGTGCGCCGTTGCGGCGCAATGTTGCTTCGATGAAGTCAAGCGTTGCCTTGTAGCCACTTTCAAATTCCGTATCACACCTCACGCCGGACGCATAACAAGCGTCTTTCGCCTTGCACCCCTGCAAGCGTATGAAGTGATTGGCGGTTCCGGCGCGTGCGCCTTCGCCTTGCAGAGAATAAAATATCTCCGACACGACGAGTGTTGTGAATCTCATGTCGTATTCTATCTCCATACGTCAACCTCTCTGTCGGCAAGTGGAACGTGTTCGTGGTCTTGAGGTAGCGCAACACCGCTCTTGAATGTCGTGCCTTCAAGTTGGTGTTTGCGATAGGTAGCTGCGGTCTTGTCTGTTTCCATGACGGTGACTGCCGTGAGCTCCGGCAGGTAATGTCTGAACTTCTCGAACAAGAAGTAGGCAATGTTCTCCGCAGATGGATTGATGGAGTCGAACGGCTTGATAGTGTTCAAATGTCGATGGTCGAACTTGTCGTCGATCATGTGCTTGACTATATCTAAGCTGCGATAGTCGCGTACGAAACCTGTCTCGTTGAGTGTTTGTGATTGCAGCTCAAACACCACCTTGTAATTGTGACCATGCAAGCGTGAGCATGGATGGTCGCTCGGCAGACCGTAGAGTACGTGCGATGCCGAGAAGTGAAACTCTTTGCTAATTGTAAACATAATTGTTGCGTTAGTTAAACCAACAGTCTAAGACGACTTCATTGTTGCTGATGTTGGGCAAAGGTCGATACGTTGACGGAACTTCTCCCGACAATACTGCTTCGATCAACTGCCAACACTCTGACTCTGTGTTGTAGCGCACGCCTTGCATGATTTCGCGATACGACAGTCGGTTCGGAACGACTGGAAAACAACCGAGCTTCATGCCTTCGATGATAGAGTAGCCGAAATTCTCCTGAGCTGCGAACGACACAATGATCTTGCTCTGAGCAAGCAAATCATAATACTCGTCACGACTCAAGTAGCGAGTGCGTGTCCATGAGATGCGAGCGTCCGGAAATTTCTTACGCATCTCTGTTATCATGTGCGGCTGCTTGTCTGCATGATTCCTGCCTGTGAACACTATATCGCACCATCGCTCTTTGTCGCGGTTGCGAAGGCGTGCAGCGTCAAGTCCGATCTCGTCAATAGGAAGTCCACTTACAATGACTTTTGCAGGGTCGATCGTTCGCTTTTGAATGATGTCGTTGCGGATGAAGTTCGTTGCAACGTACACCTTGTCAGCAATGTCAAATACAACATCTTCAAAACCTTTTGCCCACCGTTCCATGCGACGTACTTCATCTGTATCAGTAAAACTTCCGGCGTGAATGACACCTCGCAGCTTAACATCGACACCATAAAAGTGATTGAGGTACGCAATGCTTTCGATACCCGGAAACCACAAGTCAGTTGTGAAGATAACATCGCCATTACTCATCGTGCCTTCTGCATAATACCTTGCAAGGTTCGTGAGCTGCGTTGACTTGTTTGCTATCGTGAGCGCAGCGTCGAGAAAGTTTGCGCTGTTGAGGGTCGGGTTTGCTAACTGCTTCACACCTTCTACAACTTGGTAGTTGATCTTGTGTCGCTTCAAGTATGCACGAATGTCGCGGTCAAGATGTACCGTGTAGCGTTCGTCGATGTGTTCGAGCGGAAGGTAATACAACATATTATGAGCTCATTGTTGAAGTGAAAAATACGAGTCGATTCGTGTACGGTGAAGGAGTGCGGCACGTGTCACAGTACGGAAACATTTCCTTCGTGCAACTTTCCCAAATGTCAGCGAGCGAGTCGCGGCGCAAGCTACCGAGCACCTTCTGCTTGCCGACGACATTGCAACAGGGAACTACATCGCCGTCATACTGGACGGTGACGCTTGTCTTTACATCAATGCAAAATTTCTTCTTGCCGTAATCGTGTTGCCATTCTCTTATCTCATAGTCGTCGATGTACGTTGCAGGAAACTCGCTGACAATTAAGCCAACGTCCACATTGCGTCGATCTTTGTTCAACGTCTGCAATCGCACTTTAGTCTTACTGCCTTCGAGCGCACGCAGCACGTCGAGTATGTCGGCAGTTGTTGTCTCGTCATGTATGCTGATGGTCAAACAGTCAAGGTTACGCACTCCGATGATTGGCTCATGCTTCCACTTCATGAACGACGCATTGGTACTCATGCCGAGGTATGGAACTACGGAGCTTATCATCTCAACAAGATCGTTGAAGTGAGGATGCAATGTCGGCTCTCCGTTCTGTTGAAACTCAATGTATGTCGTTCCGGCAAAGTCACCTCGGTCAATCATTACTTGGACGAGATTCCTGCTCAACATTCCGTTCTTGCGTATGCCGTCGGCATTTGTTCGTTGACAATAGGAGCAGGAGAAGTTGCACGCGTTGGTGAACTCCAAGGTAGAGATAGCCGGAACACGTCGCGTTGCTGTCACTCTTTATCCTCCACACGCTCAACAATAGCTCCACCTTCATCGTTCTCATAAACTTCGACTCGATACGCGCTACCCTTAAAACGCCTAAAGATGTGCGCGGCAATCTCTTCACAACTCATGTTGTCGAAATCAAGGCAACCATACTCCGGCACGTAGAATTGTTTTCTAAGTTGTTCGTTTAGTCCGTTGCTGATTGTGATAAATTCTATCTGTCTTTTGTCGCTCGCTACGCGGAAGTAAGCTGCAATGCTAAACTTGTGTCTGTGCTTGTGCGCCAAGTAAGGAACGACATTGCTATTGCATTGCCTCCATTGATGCAAGCCGTATACCTCAAGTCGTACGACGACTGTTGTTTTATAGTTGCTCATTTGCCTCTCCGCTTTAACATCCACGCACGGAAGTTGTCGTACGTGTATGATTTGTTGTAGAAATTCTCCGCAAGGTGCGGAACGTATTGTAGTTGGTCGGTGTTGCTTATGACAATGAAAACTTTCAAGCCGTGCAGCTTGCTGTATATCTGATACTCGAACCATGCAGAGAGAGAAAGTAACGAGGAGATGGAATATGCGCCGCGAAAGTTTGCAGGGTCTTGCAGCATCTTGCGTGTGATGGCGTAGCGATCGAAGGCACGTTGAAATGGTTCGGCGAAGTGCTTAGGCATACGTGTCGTGTGTGCGAGTTGCAGCTTGCCTGACTTGAAATCAAATACGTGCATGACACCATAGCGTTGCGACGCAACCCATGAACTTGAGTCAACGGAATAGAGCGGCATTTGGTACATCTCCGGCGAAATTACA